CACCTATCAGCGTCCATGCCATAACTTCACCTAATGAATACATTTTTGCTCCCGTTCAGGAAGCTACTGTGTTTCGCTCCCTGCCATAAGGGTGAAGCAATACCCTGACAAGGTCAAGGATTACGCTCAAATTTCGGCGTGTCGAGTAGCAAATCCGGCATCTAGGACTGCGTCTACCGCGTCATCAATGGATCGCACAATGTCTATCTTAAAGTCATCCATAGCGTTTGCCTGCCACGATAAAACTGGCATCCTTTTCCATGTAAATTAAATCTACCGATACGTGGTTGCCATCGACGTACATAATGCCAAATCCCGTTTGCCAGTTGGCGTAGCCTTTCATGTAGCCAGCCTTTGCAAGACACATGAGATTTCCGACCTCAACGCCATGTAGCACGCGGCCTTGTTTACCGCCAAATGCTTCCGTAAATGATGATCTCCCCATGCGATGCGTGTGGCCTGATATGACGTTTCGACCATAGCGGCGCGCAGCTTCTAAGGCCGACAAACCGCCTTGTGATTTGATAGGTGTGTGATCCCCATGAACTGCCAGCCAATTAGGTGCTATTGCAAATGGTTTTTTATGGAATTTAATTCCTAGCTCATCCAGCTTCATAAATCGTTCAAAGCGCAACTCTGGCAATGATAGAAATGAAGGAATTTTGCGCATGATTTGTGTGTATATGCGATCACTATGATTTGACCTGACCATGTGCGTGACCTGTAAATCCTTTAAAACTTGCACAGCTGTGTCACGATCTGCGCCCAACGTCTGCTCATAGGCTTCCGGCGTGCCTTCTGCAAAGCGGCTAAGCGTATTGAAATCTATCTCATCGCCAATAGTTACCACATCATCAGGCTTGAACTCTCTGATGAAGGCCACAAGGTTGCCAACGGCCTTTGTATCGTGAAACGGAATTTGCATGTCACTGACGATAACTATGCGTCTCATCAATCCTCATCATCTTCATAGGGGATGTTGTCGATTTTGTTAGGGATTGACGGCAATATCCAATCCGGATATGATAATTTATCTTGGATCATGGACAAAGCAATATCGGCTGCAAAACCTGCTCTGCGTAACGATCCGTAATATTCGTGCAAGCAAATGGCATAAGCATCTAAAGCTGCATAGGTATCTAGGTCAATGACCTTTTTTTGCCTCGGTTTTGCCATAGCCTAATTTTAACGGCTAGTCAAGCAATTTGTCGTAAAGCGCATCCAATCGAGCTTCGATTCTATTGACCTGATCCTTTAAGCTTGAGCCGCCATTTGGAGCAAACTCACGCATAATAGATTTAACCATGTAGCGCATCATTGAATAGACAGCAGTAATCACTGTAATGATGCCAGTGATTACCACTGTCCACTCTGTCGGTGTCACTTCCCCTTGACCCCAAACCCTGTGTCATCTGGGTTTAACCAGCGTAACAATGGTGGTAATACAGCCGCTAACCCTGCCCCGAGTATAGCTTTTGGATCAGTTACGCCTGCCAAATAAACGGCAAGGCTAGAAGCCAAAAATGAACGACCATACGATGCTGCTATCTTCTTGAATTCTTTCATTTTTTACCTCTCATTAACTTTGCCTTTTTTGGTGGTGCTGCTACTTCGACCAATGGATACTCACCTTTGTAGGGCACGTATTTTGGCCTGCCATATCCTACGATGACATCAGCTGTGCGTACCTTAAGCAATACCATGCCGCCGTTGCGTTGATCCCCGCCACGTGATGTATTGCCTTCGACTACCAAAATGTTGTTGCCATCACGTCCGACCACAATGCCTACATGACTGATGCGATCTACGCCATCATGCGGAAAATCCATGAACGCTAAATCACCACGTATAGGTTCATTGAACCATCGAGCCATTTCTTTAAATTTATGCGCTCCCGCAGCTGTACCAACTACGCTGTGATTCTTGACTCCGGCCTGTGCTAACACCCAGTTGCAAAACGATCCGCACCAAGGCAGGCCATCGGCCTTCATAAATTTGCCGTACTTTGTAATGTTTTCCGGTTCTTCAACTACACCTTGCTCATTTAAAGCAATACTAATTGCAAGGGCGGCTGTGCCTGTTGGATATGTCATTTTAACAAAGCATCTATTTCTTCAGAGGTAAGACCAAGTTTTGCCAAAACTGCTTGTTTCTTAACTTCTTTTGCTTCTGCTTCTGCTTTAGCAATTTCCTCTGCATACGCAGCATCAGCCCATTGTGCAATTTTGGTTTCGTAAGCCTTTGCATCAAGTTCTGTATAACCCTCATCATCGTTGCCAACTTTGAGGACTGGATACTCCGCTTTTAACTTTGCTGTAATTTCTGCTTTAGTTGTCATTATGAGGTCGCCAATCCATAGACTGCTGTAGTTGTAGTTACGTTTCCAGTTGATAAAGAAATCTTAAAACCTGTGTAAGTGCGATCTTGTAGGGCTGACATATAGCCTTTGTAACCGCCGCCGTTTTGCGCAGTCCAGCCTGAAGTGTCCAGTCTAATTCTGTTACCCGCAACACCCACGCCTGTGACCAGCATTGAATATGAGTTGTTGCTTGTAAATACTTTGCCAAGTTTTGCAGATGTTGAGCCTGTTGCGGTTTGAGCTGTAATAAGTGAACCTGACTCTGCATAACCAAAAGCGTATCCCTGATAATCAGCATTTTGTGTTGAACCTGAATACATGCCTTGAACCAATAAATCTGCATTGCTAGTTGAACCTACGATGCTCTCCATAACGACTAGATAGGCAGCATAAGTTGATGAAAATACGCCATCAAAAGTTGTGCTTGTATCGGCGGCTGCGGTAACTGTTGAGCGTTGAATTAAAACCAAACCGCTTGATGATGTCGCAGGTGTCGCCCATTTTAATCCGGTTGAAGTTGTTGAATCAGCTGTTAAAACTTGGTTATTTGTTCCAACTGCAAGACGCGCAGGCGTATCAGCTGCCGTTGCAGTGATTAAATCGCCTTTTGCATCTAAAATCAATAAAGGGTCAACTGTTGACCAAACAAAATCCATATCGGTATTGCTATTTTTTGCAAGCACTTGGCCTGATGTGCCACCTTTAAGATCAACAAGTGATGCGTCAATAGAGTCGCCAAGTGTTTCAATAGCTGTCGCGCCATCTTTTACAAGGTCTGTTGAGGTTGGTACTGACCAACCAAAATTCGGTGTTGTTGTTGCCATTAAGCTACTGCTCCAATCGCGTTAAGCCATGTCAATGCTGGGTTTAATGTATTCCATGCTTCAGCTGCGTTTACCTGATTCCATTTTACGGCAACCTGACTGAAATTGACCGGTGACGCGTTAAACGTAATGGTCAAATTGTTGAGGCCAGCCCTGAACGTCCAGCCCTCGACGTAGCCCTCAAATGATCCGCTGGCGATGTTTATAGGCAGGTTTTGTATCCATACAGGCTGACCCATAAAGATGTTAATCAAGGCATCGCGGTCGGCATCGTCAATTTCAGGGTTGCCTAGCTCAAAAGTAATGCTCTGAAATTTAGGCGTAGGATCAGCGCGTAGGGCAATGATGCGATCTGCAAAGGCTTCGGCATCCGCTGTGTCCTTAATACTGGATAAAAACGCCTCGCCATATTGACCATACGTTTCTATGCTGTCTAAATCTTCTGCAACGTAGGTGCTGTTAGCATTATTGCCATACGTGATGGCGTATTTATTGCGGATGTCTCCAGCGCGGGTTGTAACCGCTAGGCCATATCCGTTAGCGTGGTTGGCATCAAGCGTGGTGTATCCGTTAGCCGCTAGGTAATCTTGTCTGTGTGTGCTGTCGGCATATCCAATGTTTCCGTTTGCATCTTCGTAAAGTACGCCTAGCGCGCTGTTGGCAATTTGTGAGCAAAGACTATAAACGTCGGTTTCACTAGCTGATCGTGCTATAAGTAAGAAATTACCCGGACGATCGATTTCACCTAAACCAAGATTGAGCGCGTTTGCCCATGTTTCCGTTGGATTGTAAGTTGCCCATGTAGTTGCCGCCGGTATTTGATTCCACTCACCTAAAAGGTAGCCTGACAAAAGGCTGTAAATCTGATCGCCATCTTCATTTTGTGACAAAATGCCATCATCGACAATTTTAGGCAATTTAGATAATGCGCCTAAAGCTGTAATTTGTGCAGCTGTTGTATTGCCCAGCGCGCCGGTCTGATTTACGGCAATTGTAAAGTCTGAAATGTAACCACCAAATATCGGCACATACGTGGCAGTTGAGTCTGTGACCTCAATGGTAATGCTTGTACCTACTGTGAAGTCATAAATGCTATTGTCAAAGTTGAGCAATTGCAATTGGCAATAGCCTGCAACCGGCTGTGAATAAATGTCTGTGCGGCCTGACGTAATGGTTACGTTGGCTACTGTCACATCAGTTAATTCAACGCTGTTTATCAGCACTTTGTAACTGGGTGTATATGCGCTCATGCAAAGACCAATCCTGAACCGCCTAGCGTGCCGCGAGCTGATGAGTCATTAAGTAGGCCGACAATTTGGCGGGCTGTTGATTCAGGATCAATTGCCCCATTGACTGTAATGCTTGTCGTCCTACCAGCGGCAAAGCGACGCATACGCTCATCTGATTCATCCGCTAATGGCACATAAGGCACTGTAACTGATGGCGCAGCTGAAATCATTGCCGCCTGTGATGTCGATGCCATTGATGCAGTGGACATTGATGCCCCGCTAAAAAAGCCACCAATTGATCCGGTAACGCCTTTGACAGCATCAATAATGCCTTTAATGCGATTGTAAATATTTGTTATCAAACGTACAAGGTTGGCAAATTGGTCAATGATCTCTGACAATATGCCGCCCAGTAATCTAAAAGCCCCGCCTAAAGTTTTACCCAAAATAGGTGCAAGTACGTCGCGTGCAAACTCGCCAATGTTTACCATCAAATTAAAAAATGGCTGTAAATCTTCATTGTTACGCTGGATTGATCCGCGCACGCTATCAAACGCTGATTTAAGTCCGTTAAGGATAGGCTGAATAAATCGCAATACTGGCTGCAATTTATCGCCAATGTTTTCTGTAAAATCCTGTATCGCTGGCACAACCTTGTTTACGATTGTCTCGACCAAAGGCGTAATAGCTGTAAGGATAAATGCGCCTACTGTTTCCTTGCCTTCGTCAAAGGCAATTTGCAAGCGTGTTAATTTGCCCTGAAATGTGTCGGCCTTTGCCGCAGCTTGATTTTCAAAGGTATCTGCAAGTTTGGCTGTAATGTCATCTAGGCTCATGGTTTTGAGCTGTGCGGCAGTCAAGCCAATGCCTAGTTTGGCAAGCGCGCCTGTATTGCCTTCAGCGGCCTTTGCCATTGCATTTGTGACGGCTTCTAGCGACTTACCTGATCCGGCTGCAACATCGATGGCAACTGTCTGTAGCTTCTGCGCCTTTTCAAGATCACCGGTTGCACGTGCCAAACGCTCAATGGATGGGCGTAGCTCGTCATCTGTAACCCCAAAGGCTATAGATGTCTTTGTAATGTAATCCTCTGTTGCCGATATTTGGGCTTCTGTAGCCCCTGTGACGTTCTTTAAGGTGATGGCTAACTTCTGCTGTGCGGCTGCGTCCTCGATGGCTGCCTTGACCCCGTCAATGGCTAATTTGCCTGCATAGGCGGCTGCGGCTGCACCAGCTGCGGCAAACGCTAAGCCAGCCTTTTTGCCAAAATCGCCAACCTTATCGCCAAAGGTTTTGACTTCGGTATCGGCTGATTTAAGGTTTTTTGTAAAGTTATCAACGTCGGCTAATAGCTTGAGCGTTAATGCACGTGTACCTGTAGCCATCAGCCCCACTCCTTCAATATTTTGCTAAATGCTGCGCTCCAACGTTCTACGATCTCCGGCTGGATTTTGCGTAGCGTTGGATAAATAAACCAGCCTTTTGACCCTCGACCTTGACGGCCTGACCACACTGGAAATTGCTTATACTTATTTGAACCAAATTCTGACCCGCCCCAAATAGCACGCGTGGTTGCCCCGCCGCTAAATTTTTGTGATGCAAATCCATAGGTAATCTCACCTATGCGGCTCGACTTCTTTACCTTTGACCCTTGTGCAATGCGGCCTGCTACTTTGCGACTTTGTAGGCCGTTGGCAGTTTGAATAATCTCACCGCGTGCGTAATCAGCCAAATTACCAGACTGGCGTTTAGCTTCTTCTTGCCCTGCTTCGTCTAGGTTTTTTAATGCCTTAAACACTGCGCGCAGTTCAGTTTGGTCAAGGGCAATAGGATCGCTCACTTGTTCCTCGCTTCCAAAACTTCGACTGCGGTTAAAATATCCTCTGCGGTTTGCCAATGCACCATAGGTATTTGTGTGGCAATTGCCAACTCAATTAAGAGTCGGCTGATGCTTCCGCTGGGATGGCTTTTGGGTCTGTGTCACCTACCTCGACATCGCTGACTGATTCCATCCAAGCATCAAATGGTTTGGTTGGCTTGCTGCCCGCGTCTCTTTTCATGGCTAGGTGTGCAACATACAAAATATCCCACATGCCGCCAAACTGGGAGATAACCTTTTTAGTAGTCATCTCCCAGCGTGCGTAATCAGGCGGGCGTACCATATAGGTTGCTTCTGATCCATCTATGTATTTAATTGTTATCTGCTGTTGCATTTCTTTGCTCCCGATTCTGTTAGTTTTTAGCTAAATGTCTCTGTCACTGCGCCATTTGACACAAGGAAGGTAAATGAGACTGTCTGTGCATCCATACCTGATCCACCCACTGTTGGGTAGGACGGCTTGATAGGAAATGAAAATGATGCGCCTGTTGCAGATACTAAAGTGACTGTAATATCTGTATCCGGTGCGCTGTCGCAAGCTGTCCAAATAGCCTCACATACTGATGAGGTTTTGCCCCAGTCTGCAAGC